GGGGCCCCGGCCAGCCGGCCGGGGCCCCGCAGGGTTGCCAGGACTAGGCCGTGGCAACCTTGACGAACGCGGTGGGACGCGTGACGCCGAAGGCCACGCGCTCCTCAGCGAGAACGGCAACCATGTTGCGGATGAAGAAGTCCGCGTGGGAATCCGTCATCGTGACCGTGGTCTGCTGACGGTCCCAGAGGACCGCCTTGGAGAAGTCGCCGAGCAGGCCCTGGCCGGCTGCCACGCCCTCAGTCTCGACAATCGGCACGCCCCAGAGGGTCCGCGGACCCATGGAGAACGGGCCGGCACCCAGGAAGGCACCGGTGGCCCCGTTTTCGCGCGCGAGGTCGATCGTTTCGACGTCAACCGGGTTGAACGCGAAAGCGTTGGGAATGACGCGGCCCACAACGCGAGCCTTGGTAATGGCCTTACGCGCGGTAGTGAACAGGTCCGACGTGAACGCCTGAGACTGCACCCCGGAGGTGGTGAGGATGCCCGGCAGGTTCTCGCCGTTGCCGTCGCCCGTCAGGATCTGGACTTCCTCAGTCTCCGCGATGTCCTTGCGCAGCTCGTCGTTGATGAGGCCCTGGAGCTGCCCGGCGTCGGCGAGTGCCCGCTTAGTGGCCGGCACCCATTCGGCAATGGTCTTGACCGTCGCCGTCTTACGATCGAACGCCCAGGAACCTTCCGGCTTGTAGCCGCCGCCGGCCGGCAGGACCAGCGCGCCGGCGGTGCCCGGCGCGGTGGGAGCTGCCGAGCTGGTGGCCTCCGCGACCGGTGCCGCGTTGTTGGTGTGCGCCGTCTGGACGACGTACTCCACGGTGTCCGAAGCGGTGGTGCGCTTGCTAATCAGATCCCGGATGGTCAGCGGCCGGCGGCCCAGCAGTTCGAGAATGCCGGTCTGCTCCGGAGTGACGAACACGCCGGCGGAAGTGTCGCTGTTGCCCGTAAAGAGCGACTTAACGGCGATAGGGTCCGTCGAGAAGCTGGAGCGTTCCGGAACCCGGCCGCCCTTGTAGGGAGCCATGGCCGCCTTGAACTCCGCGGAGTTGACGATCTCCAGGCCAAGGTTCTTGACCAGCGCCAGGGAGCCGGCCGCGCCCTTCTGCCCGTCGAGGTCCGCGGCAGCGGTGCCGCCAATTTCGTCCGCGAGTGCCTTGGCGTCCGCGAGAATGGCCTCGTCCGCTCGCGCCGTCTTGATCTGCTCCAGCAGCTCGCGGCCCTTGAGCATGTCGGCCTTGTAATCGGCCAGCTCGTCGGCGGTGAGCTCGCGGCCCTCGCCGTCCGCCTTTTCGGCGATAGCGCGAGCGCGCGCCGCGAAGGTGTGCGCAGATTCCTGCAGGCTCTTAAGTTTGGTGCTCATTAGGTGCCCTCCTAGGCATGAAAAAACCGCCAGGCACTCGCCGGACGGTTCAGGGTTTATTTGTTGACTTGCTTAGACGGCCGCGGCAATTTCTGCCTCGAACGCCTCCCATGCCAAGGTCCGAGCGGACGGACTCGGGGCCGGTTCCTCGGACTTGACGGCAGGAGCGCCGCCCTCGTCCTTGACCGGCACAGAGCCGCTGGCCTTTTCCTCGTCAGTTGCCACCGCGGCCGCGTCGAGCACGACCCCGATAGCCTCATACGCAGAGCGCAGAGAATCCAGATGTTTGGACGCGAGGACGCGCCCCTCTTTCGCGCCGCCGGCGAGCATATCCGCGGCAGCCTTGACGGCGAGAATTTCCGTCTCCTGGTTGGCACCGATAGGCACCACCGAGACTTCATAGACCTTGAGCCGTTTCAGCTCCAGGACTTCCACGCCGTCGAGCTCGCCCCACGAAGCGTCGAGCACGTCGTAGGCGAAAGACATTTGAGAGATACGCCGGCCCTTGAGGAGCCGGTACGTCGCTAGGCCCTTGGGAGTGTCGAGGTCCAGCTGAGCGATAACGCGCAGCCCCTTCTCGTCCTCCACCGCCGAGACGACGTGACCAATGTTGTACTCCGGATCGCTCATGTTGTGACCGAACAGGACCGGCAGGAAGTTGTCGGAGTCCGCCCACTCTTTCAGCGATTCAGTGAACGCGCCCGGCTGCACCACGTCGCCGTAGCTATCAATGTTGCCGAACACCGAAGCGTAAGCCTCGAACTGCCCCTCTTGGAGCCCGTCAGCGGGCCCCGCCTTGAGCTGCACCGCAGCGTTACGCGTTTTCATGCCCACGGCCGCCGCCTTGAATTTCCGCGTTTTCAGAGCCACGACGGCCCCCCTTCATGTTGGTTTGTCACTCGATAGAGACGTCGACAGTGCACTGGCAGCCGGCCACCTCGTCCGGACCCATAACCGGATCCCCCGGCCAGTTCAGACCGTTGGAAAATTCCGAATCAATGGGCACCGTCTCGCCGTCCATGGCCGCATGTTCCGGCCGAGGGTTGCCCGACGTTACCCGCCACGTCTTGACCGTCCGGTCCGGCGCGAGCTGCCGCGCCGCCTCAGTGAGAGCGAACGACCCGACCGTCGTAGCGAGCGCCATGCCGGCGGAGCCGGAGCGCGCCGAAATGGCCTCGTCGAAAACGGACGCGGGGCCGGTGCCCTCCTCGTCCTCCTCGTCATCGACCGCTTCTTCCAGCCGCGCGAGGGTAGCCGCGTTGACCCACTCCGCCCGGCTCGACGTCACCGCCTTGAGGAACTCCCGAGTCCGGTCGACGTCGTAAGACGTCGAAGCGAACCCGAGCGCCTCCGCTTGCTTAGTGCCCAGGTCCGAGGAGAGCGACGTCGCGAGCTCCAGCAGATCCGCGGAGAGCTCACCGTTCCACCGCTCCGCGTCCCACCACTCGCCGCCGGCCCCGATCGCCGAGAGCACCGCCGACTTCTGCCGCGTGAAGAAGTTTTCAAACAGCGAGGTAGCGGCCCCCTTTTGAGTTTCCGAAAGTTCCGGAGACTTAATCAGGAGCCGCCCGTCTTTTCCCCGCTCACCATGGATCGACTTGAGCGCCCGGCCAGGGCCCGCCGCAGCGCCAGCCGCCGGCGGTGCCGAATCTTGCGGAGAAGCCTGCCCGCCCTCGATCACGTTGAGCGGAATGATCAGCTCGTCCCCGCCCTCGATCGCCGGCAGGTTCCGCATAGCTCGCGCCTCGTTCCGCGTCATCCACGGTCCGCCCGTCGCCGCTTGCAGTTGCTCCGCTTGCTCCTCGAAGCTGCCGCGCATCTTCTCTTCCAGGTTGAACTCCAGATAGAGGTCGGCAGTATCGCCGAACTCTGGCAGGAGCTGGAGCATAAGCTCCTGCGCAATCATGGACAGCCACGGCCCCAGAGTGTCCTGGTACAGGTGCTTGTGTTGTTCCTTGATATTCGAGAACGTCGCCGAGTCCATCACGCCCACCATCGTGGGCGGAATGAAGTACGCCGCCGCGACCTCCTCGCGCGCCAGCTTCCGCACCTCGACGTACTGCAAATCTTTCGCCGTCTGGGAAGCCGGGACAAATTTCATCCCGTCCTCCAGGACCGGAGTGCCGCCGGCCTCCGGACCGCCGCCGGAGTATTGAGCCCGCCAGCCGGCCTTGAACCGCTCGCGCGCCTCTTTGGACCACGGCTGCTGCCCGGCCACCGGTGCCGGCCGCTCCAGGTAGCCCGACGTGCGGGCCCCGTTGCGGAGGGTCTGCTCCCGCATCCGGCCGGCCTCGTACTCCTCAGCCAGAACCCGCCGCAGCGACTCCAGGGGGGAGGTGCCGGCGACGTCGCCGTCCGGCGCGTAGCCGCGGAAGTTCACGACTTGATCCGCCGGGATCTTCTTTACCCCCGTTGAACCGTGGAGCTCGAAAATCTCCGGCCCGAAGAAGGTCCCGCCCTTCGGCACGACGGACAACGGCGGCAGGCTAACAAGCATCATGTTCCCGGCCACGCCGGAGAGCTTGAGCCAGTACGCCCGATCGTAGATAGCGAGGTCCCGGACCGTCCGGTCCATGAGCCGGTAAAGCGTCGTGCCGGTATTGGGACGATCCAGGAGCCGCGCGAGAGGATGGTCCGTCAGCCGTTCCCTGTCGTTGTCCGCCTTGCGCCGGAACAGGTGGAGCCCCAGGCTCGCAATGTTCCGGCCCAGGAAGTCCACCACCGTCCGGACCGAGCCATGGACCCGCCAAATTTCCGCATAGTCCGGCGCGTAGTCGTCAGCGAGCGACACCGAACCGCGGATCCCGCCGAACCCGGAGGTGCTCAGGGTCCGCAGTGCCCCGTCAGAAATGACAAACGCCATAACCTAGCGCCCCCTCTCAAAGTGCTTGAATAAAGTCAATTTCAGCCGCGTGGACCACGGCCTCGCCGTCGATCGCCGCCGGCTCGCTGCCCTCCTCCAGGAGGACCGCGTTTTTCAGGAACAACAGGGGCCCGTCCTTCCGGACCAGCAGCCCGTCGATAGCCCGGCCCGTCTTGAGGTTGACCACCACGCGCCGCGCGTAGACCACGGCCCAAGGGTCCGACTCCGCGAGCTCCTCGAGCGACTTCTCAGACACTCGCGGGGCCAGCGCAGACTCGCGCCGCCGCCGCTCCCGCCACTCGCCGAGCTGCCGGCCGGCCACCAACACCAGAGCCACCAGCAAGGCCCCAACAACACCGGCGAAAACGTCCACGGTCAAACCTCCAAAAGTTAGACGATCATTAGGCCCGCGTCCTCGTCCTCATAGGCCGAAGGAATCGTGAGCACGACCGGCCGCAGGACGTCCCACGCCGCGCCGGATACTGCCATGAGCGGAGCCGCGCCGAACGGCGAGCCCTGCCGGTTCCACGCCCACGCATCACCCAGCGGCTTAGTGACCGCCGTCCCGGCCGCGAGGTCCAGAATCGGCTGCGGCAGGTGCCAGATACGGACCGGCCGGTCCTCCTCTGTCTCCTCTTGCGCGAGGTCCGGCTCCCAAAGGTGAGCTTTCACGCCGTCAAAGAATTTGCCGCAGGCCACGCCGAGGTCCGCGCCGCCCCACTCGACGACCTCGACGTTCGCGAGCTCGCGCAAGTCCTCCAGTAGCGCAGCCACCGGAGCGCCCCGCACTTGCAGGACAACCCGCATAGGGGACTCGGGGGTGGCCCGCTCCTTGAACCAATCGACCACCCAGCCGATACCGTAGCGAGACGCCACGACCTCGACGTGCACCCCGCCGTCAGGCCGGCGGCCGGCCACGCCGACGAATGACCGAGAGCGGTCGTGCTCAGTGTCCACGCAGTAAGTAACCGGCGACTCCTCCGGAATGGCCGAATCCTTGTCGACCCCCGCTTCCCAGGAGCCGGACGGGAAAGGACCCTCGGTGGTGCCGTCGTTCCACTGACACAAAACCTCAGTACGGAAAATCCACTCTGGGTCCGTTTTGCGCGCCGCCTTGATGGCACGTTCGGTAATTGTGTACCCGAGCGACGGATTAGCCGCGGCCCACCCTTGCCTGTCGTCCATGGAGCAGCCAGGAGGAGCGGACCACTCGAAGATCCCGAGGGAATCGTCGTCCAGCTCGTCCATGCCCTCAACGTCCTCCGGCAAGACCTCCAGGAGCTTTACGACGTCGCCGCCAATTTCGGCGTTGATCCCGTCAGGATCGCCGAGCCCGGCGTGCGCCATTTTCCGCAGGTAGCGGAGCACGATGCTCGACGCGTCCCCCGCGTTAGACAGCGCGAGGATGATAGCCATAGCCCGCGCCATCGTGGTCTTTGTGATCGCGCCCCACGCGTCCCAGCTCTGATGCTCGCGCAACTCGTCAAGCAGGATCAGGTCCCCGGACAGGCCGCGGCCGCCGCGACGGCTCGCCGTCTGCACCTTGTACCGCTCGCCCGTCTCCAGATCCAGCGACTTTTTGCCGTTAGTCTGGTTGACCTTCTTTATCTCCGCCGCGAGGTCCGCGCACTCTTGCGCAATCTCGACCGCGCCGGCCCAGACCTCCTCCGCAATGTCCAGGTTTTGCGCGGTGCCGATCACCAGACGCGCGCCCCGGATATACATGAAGAACAGCGCCATGACTTGCGCCAAGGTGCTCTTGCCATTCTGCCGAGCCACCAGCAGGACGACCGTCCGGTAACGGAAGCTACCGTCCCGCAGCAGCTCCAGCGCGTGAATCAAAAACCACTTTTGCCAGGGCAGCAAGTCCATGCCGAGAATATCGCCGGCGAAGTCAATGCACGCGAAGCCCGCCGAAGTCTTAGGCGTCAGCTTCCGCAGCGGAGGTGTGAAGATCCGCGGGACCTCGTGCCCCATGAGCTTCTCAGGCTCGCTTCTTTTCTTTCCCTGTTTTCCCGCCTTGGATCGACCGGAGCTCCGCGAGCCTGCCACCCTTAGTCTCCTTCTTCTCCGGAAGCCTCGACCGCCCGGCAGGAGTCAGGCCCAATTGATCGCAGCCCTTGAGGTAAAGCGCGGCCGTCACGTTATCGAAACGCCCGTCGATATTTGGGAAGTCCGGATCGTCCATGCGCTCCGCCAGGTTCAGCAGGACCGCACAAGCGCCGTCGTCCATATCGGTAAGGACTCCGGCGGCCCGGCCGGCTTGTATGGCCTCGTTGGTTGTATGCCAGAGGTCCATGCTCAGTACCCCACGAAGGGCCCGCCGGAGACGTCCAGGCACGGCAGCAGCTCGCGGAGGTAATCGGCGCTCGTCCCGATAGGCACGAAGATCCGGCCATAGGACCGGCCCCGCGCCGGCGACCGGAAGGACAGGAAGTGGATGGAGCCGCCGCCGGCGAACTGGATGGAGTGGTGCCCGTTAGTCCGCCGCACCTTTTCGACGCGCGCGGCCGGATCGCCGGTCAGCCAGTCCTCCAGCCCCGCGCAAATATCCTGCGCCGCCGGCAACGTCGCCGAGACAACCGCGACCTGCTCGCCGTCGAACGCCGCGGCCCGGACCGCTGCCGCCTTGTGGAAGTCATGCATGCCGATTCCTTACCGTCAATAGTGAATAGATGCCGAACGCCTTACGCGCGCGCACGCGCACGACCCCCCTGCCCTCTTAGGGGGGAGTCCTTCCCTGCCGGCAACTCGGGTCCCCGGCCCCCATGCACAGCGATTGAGACGCCCCTACCCCCAGGGGGAGGAGCAGGCCGAAAGTCAAGAGCATGACCAATGTTTTTTTCGTGTCACCATTGACGCGAGAGCAGACCGAGCCCGATAGGTGGTGGCCGCTTCCCTCTTGCTTTGTTGCATCCGAGGTGAGCCGCTGCAAGGTTGCCATAGTCCGCGCGTAAGTCTGGGTGGGTATCCCATGGCTTGATGTGGTCCGCGCTAAAAGAATCGTTCGAGTCAGACGGCGCGTCGTAGTCGATCGCTTCCCCACACAACCAGCACCGCGGCCGCCGCTCCGCGCGTAACGCGTCCCGCAGCTTCCGCTGTTGGTGACTCCCCCTATAGTCAGCCACTACCCCCACCCCCCGTAACGGGAGTACCCCACCCATAGGACAGGGCCCCTCAGTGCTTAGCACCAAGGGGCCCCGCTGCCAGGGTGGAAGGTTCCCGACGTCGTACCTCATGGAGCGGACCACATAGGGCCCGCAGTAGGAAGCGTGGGAATCGAACCCACAAGCGCCGCGCCCTCAGCCGCAGCCACCGCGAGACACACCCGCAGCCCGTCCCAGACCATCCCGGACATTGAGAAGGGCCCCAGACCGAGCGGTTCCCCGCGCCCGATCTAGGGCCCTAAGTTGTTGATACTCGACCGCAGGAGCGACGGGAGTATCCCCACGAGTAAGTGTTGACCATGCCTAGCCGTCTTGTCAATATGGCCGCTTGACTACTCCCAGTAGACGCGCCCGGCAACGTTACGCGCAGTGTCGTCTCCACTCACCCAATAAGGCCAGCCGGCCACCTCGTCCGCCGTCATGCCCTCAACCGTTTGCATAGGCAGCGCCGGCCCGCCGTTGTGCTCCTCGTGCCACTCATACGACGCGCTAGCCACGGCGCACCGTCTCCGCTGCCTTGTACACGTCCGCCAGGCTATACAGCACCCGCCCCCGCGTATCCTTGCCCTTGCCCTCGATGAGCCCTCGATGCTTCCAGCCCCGTATGGTGGCCGCCGCAACATGGACAGCTACCCCGGCAGCTACCGTATCGACCAGCACCACCGGTTCCGCCTCAGTGCTCATAGCTCGCCCGCTCTCATGCTCATAGCCCGTTCCTTTAGCCACTCGTCAGCGTTGCCCCGCCGGACAGCTAGGACCCGCTCATACTCCGCGCGTCCCGCTGCCCCCGGCTTGACGTATGGCAGCCGGACCAGCACCAGCGCCGCTTCTTCCAGGGCCCGAGCCCCGGCCTCCCGCGTAACGTCCGCTATCTTCTCCCCACAACGGCAGCCCTCAGCGCTCATGCTCCCCCACCTTTCGACGGACCCGCGAGAGCGTAGTCATCCTGTGTTTGCGCTGCCCTTAGCGCCTCATTGAACCGGCCCATGGACTCCGCGAAAACGTGAGCCATGCGCGCCGAGATTCCCCCGTCATGTATCCACACGCCGTCAGTCAGCCACACCGGATACCGGCACAACCGGCACTTACCTACCAGGCCCGGCCCCTTAGTGCTCACAGCCCGGCCACCCGCACCGGACGCGCCGCGAGCTCCGCCGGCACGACGACCCAGCCCTCGCAGTAACCCCACCCGCATTCACAGGCCACCACTACCCGCCCGGCCGCCGTCAGCGCCTCCGGAGTCGTCCGCGACCTCGCCGCGTAGTCCGCGAGGAACTCCGTGGCCGTCACGGCTTGACCACCCGCGCGAGCTGCCACGCCCGAAGGCTCAGGACCCACACGTTCCAGACCACGATGACCAGCAGAGCCCACGCCAGCCAGGACCCCGCCCCGAGTGCTTGCACCGCGAGGAGCTCCACCACCACGAACAGCACCGGCATGGCGAACAGGTAGGCCAGCGCGAGCAGCGTCCCGATACGCCCGAGCGCCTCAGTGCTCAACCGCCGCCGGCTCACTTGCCCACCTCAGTGTCCGGCGTGAATCGCCCGGACGCCGCGAGGTCCGCCGCGCACGGCTCGCAGTAAGCGGTCCGGAAGAACCCGGAAAGGTTGAATAGCTGGAAAGTCCCGGACACGGTGGCCGGCACCGCCATTTTGTGCCAGCCCGCGCACGTGAGCGCCTCGACCTTGACGCCCTCGACGTCCGCCGGCAGCATCATGTGAAACGGCGGCACTAGGCGCATGGCCTCGATTAGCGCCGGTTCAGCCCGGAACGTATACGAGTTGCGGCCCCAGTTCTCTTCCACCTCGACGCCCGGCACGGCCGGCGAGGAACTCGGGCCCCTCGCAGCCTCCGGCCGGTGCGAAAAACACCCCACAAGGTGGAATCCCGCCGGGCAGCCGGCCGAACCGTCACACCCCCGCAGCGCCCCCGCCGGCACCAGATCAGACTGGCCGCCGGAAATGAGCCCGCCGACGTGGGGGAACTGGCAAGCCGGATCCCGGCTCCACACGGTCCGCAGTATCTCCCAGGACCCGCCAGCCGCCGCGCCCTCGATATGCTCGTAGTCGCAGATGCAGCCCGCTTCTTCCGCGGCCGGCGCGACGGACAGGCCGCGCGTGATGCCGTCGCGGAAGCGCGCCTCCATTTCCGGCCGGAGCTGCACCGTCGCGACCCCGTATTCGATACTTGCGCGCCCGACCGTCTCGCCGTCGAGCTTGACCGGCACCCAGCCGGCCGAATCCTCAGTGCTCATCTTGTTTGCTCCTCTTGTGTGTATGGTTCCGCGGTCCGCGCCGGCCGCGGATGGGACTCGTCTGGGTTGCACCGTTCCGGCCCGGCGACCCCCGTATCCGAGGTATGGACCCAGGGCAGCGCCCGCCGCAACGGGCCCGCTTGTATCGGCCGGCCGCAGTGCCGGCAGAGCATCACTCGCGCCCCTCAGTCGCCACGACCGGAAGGTTCCGGACGTCCCACGGTGCCGGAAGGAGCCGGCGGAAAAGGGTATTGAACGGCGCGGACCCCCAGGCCGGCGCGCCGTCGTACTTTTGGAACGCCACGGCCTCGCAGGCAGGACACGGCCGGAGCTCGATGCCGGCACCGTGGACACCGCCGCCCACGGACCAGCCCGGCGTCCCTTTCGCGAACCGGTCAAGCCCGCACAGGGTAGGCCCCGGAGTGCCCGCGTTTTGGAGCATCCGGACGAGGTGGACTTCCGGACCTACCGGCCGCCCGTCGAACAGCCCGCCCCGCGTGAACTGGAGCGTAGCGAGCGCCACCACCCGGTTCATGCCCGGCCGCCCGTCATAGAAGCCCGGAACTCGTGAACCGGAATGGCGTAGACCCAGCCGGACCCAAACGGCCGCTCCTCGCAGTGCCATACGTAGAACGTCACGCCGTTACTGCCGCGCCGCTGCACGCCCTTGTACTTCCACTTTTCACGCTCCATGATTCCCCGCCCCTATCTTGTGTCGAACAACTATTTCGGCCATAAGCTCCGGCGTCATGCCGTGCGATATTCGGAACTCCGGCGGTGCCAGAGGTTCGAGCCCGACCATGGCGAGCGCGTCCATAAGGTCCGCGCGCGCCTCGCTCGTCAGGTCCCGCAGCGGTGCCGACTTCTTGACTATCGGCCACCGCATGACGAACCGGTCGTGGATCCGCGGCCGGCCGGCCACTATCCGACCCCGAACAGCGCGAGGAGCCCGAGGACCACCAGGAGGAGCCCCGCCGCCCATGGAGAGTCGAGCCAGTCCCGCCACGCATGCCACCGGTTCACTTTTTCCGCCCCTTGAGCTTGCTCTCGAAGCACTTGTGGCCCTTGATGAACTCAGCAACCAGGGCCGTCCCTAAGTCGCTATTGCTCGCGTTGAGTCCGTCGCCGCACTTTTCGCACTCGACGTCGGTCCGCTCCGGCCCGAGGTCCACTTTCATCTTCTGCCCGCTCACCGCTGCACCTCCGCCGGCTTGCACCGCGCGCACAGGTCCAGGCCCGGCGCGATATGCCAGCCATGCTCTTTCGCTGCCCACGCCCGGACGTATCCCAGCCGGACCGCCGAACTATCCGACTCCCGAACCTTGAAGTCCGCCGCTATGTCCTCGCCGCACTCGTCGCAGTACACGCCGAGGAGCACAATTTCCCCTTGCTCTTGCTTGCTCATCTTTCGCCCCTCATGGCTTGCGGACGTTTGGGCCGGCCGCGGAATTTGTCGCCCCAGTCCCTGATTTCCTTTTGCGCTGCCCGCTCCAAGACGATGGCAGGGTGAGGTTCCGGCCGGCCTCGCTCGTCGGCAATGATGGAGCCCTCGCGCGCGACCCGTTCCCGGAGGTCCCGCCAGAGCGCGACCTGCCCGCAGTAGGCCGCGAGGTCCGGCCCGGCAATTTTGGCCGGCTCATGGTGTTGCTCGATAACCTCGTCCCAGACGGCGGCCGCCTTGTCGTCGAGGTAGGCCGGTGCCGGAAATTCCGGTTCCGGCGGAGTTGCTGGAATCTTGCCCATGGTGCTCCTCTTGCTTGCGTTAGTCGCCGACAGATACGTGGCCCATACGGACCCCGGACCTTGGAGACATTGAAATGGCGGTCCCCGTAGGGTCCAGACGGCCGAGCCCAGGAGCGCCATGGTCCGGATTCCAGCCCGGCTTGACGTCCTCGAAAACCTCGTTCACTACTGCCTCATAGAACGCCGCGCGCTCCGGATCATCCGAGAAGTAGAACAGCTCGAGCCGCTTGTTTTCGTTGAGGTTAGCCGTACTCGAAATGCTGATTTGGTGCTCGTCGTTGGTGATGGTGACGAATTTCGCGTGTGTCCGCGTTGTCCGAATGTTGGCTTCCCCGAACACGTCCATAAGCGTCACCGCGTAACCGCGCGTACCGCCTAGCGTCTTGATCGACCCGTCCAGCACAAGCCGGATACTCCGGATATTCCCGGACTCCACAAACCGGTTCATAACCTCAGCGTCATAGAGCCCGGCCGAGTAAGTGCAAATTGAGACGTCCGCCGGACCGGTCCGCTCCAGGAGGACCAGCACCGCGTCGAGGAGCGAGAACGCCCCGTTAGTCATGACCTCGTAATCGTGGCCCGGCCTCATTGGCTCCAGCGCCACACGCGCCGAGTTAGTCCGGAGCATCCGGTGCCGCCGGACGCCCGGCCGCTTACGCTCTAGGACCTTGACGCCCGCGAGGTTCTCGTCCAGCTCCAGCGCCTCCAACATTGGCAGCGCGTCGCCGGTCCTAAAAGTCTGTTGTGCCATGGTGTTTCGCTCCTACTTGTTCCCTTGCTGACACCACTAATTATACCCCAATGTCTACGAAAGTTAGACGGTCCGCGCCGATATGACACGGACCGCCCAAACTCACCTAGCGCCCGAAGTGCTCCTCCGTCGCGTCATCCATAGCTGCCGCCATGTTCCGTATCCGGTCCGGCTGCCCCAGCAGATAGAGCGCCTTGAGCCCTTCCGCAGCGTCCGCGTAGCCGCTGACTTTTACCGTCACCGTGGACTCGCCCACCTTGACGTCGAGCGAGAAAAAGGACGTTTCGCCCTCGATAACCTCAGTGTTGATTGTGTCCGCCATTGTCTTGCTCCTCTTTTGCTTGATGGGTACTTGATGGGTACTTGATTTAGAACGGAGGTTCCCGGTCCGGCCCGTTGCCCCAGCCGCCGCCCGGATTACTCACGCCAGGAGTCGCCCACGGATCATCCTGCGCCGGAGGCTGCCCGCCGGAGGAACTCGGGGCCCCGGCAGGCTGCCCGCCGCCCCAGCTGTTGCCGCCGCCGGCATTCTGCCCGCCGGAACGTTGGGTCCGCTGCACCTTAGCCGACGCGTACCGCAGGCTGGGCCCAATCTCGTCGACCTCGAACTCGATAACGGTCCGCTTCTCGCCCTCTTTGGTTTCATAGCTCCGCGGCTTGAGCCGGCCGGACATAATAACCCGCATGCCCTTAGCCAGAGTTTCCGCGACGTTCTCCGCTGCCTCGCGCCAGATGGAGCACCGGAGGAACAGAGTCTCCCCGTCTTTCCACTCGTTGCTCTGCCGGTCAAAGGTCCGCGGAGTGCTCGCCACCGTGAAGTTCGCGACCGCCGACCCGGACGGAGTGAACCGAAGCTCAGGGTCCCCCGTCAGGTTGCCGATAACGGTTAGCGTCGTTTCGCCTGCCATTTAGATTTCCTTCTTTCGTTCCGCTGCCCCGAGCGCCTCAATAGGCCCGTGGTTAGCCTTGAATACCGCCCGAGCGAAGCCCATAGGCGTGGCGGACCGGAAGTTCATGCGCTCCGGCCCAGGACTTGCAAAGTGGATCCGGTTGTCCGGCGGCCCCAACGTTGGGTCTTTCGCCGGCCGCGGCATGATGAACCCGCCGCCCGTCCACAAGCTGGTTTTCTTTGTGTAGTTGTCGCCCGGCTCGAAAGCTGTGTAGTCCGCAGGGTGGAAGTAGTGCTGAGGTTTCCCGAATGCGGACGCGAGCACGGAGACCGGATTCTCGACGAACCAGGGAGCCCCGGACAGCCGGCCGGCGGTCCGGCATTGTTCCGCCACCATCACCGCTTTTGCTTGGAACATGGAGTCCGCCTCGTACTTGTCCCGGAACCACCGCGCCCCGCTTACCGCCATATCAGTGCACGGTGGGAAGCCGAACACGGCAGCGACCACGCCGCGCCGGATCAGCTCGCCCAGGACGGCCGCCGCGTCCTCGACCGTTCCGGCGAACTTAGCCACCCGGCCCTCGACTCTTGAGGTTCCGTGTTGCGGATCCACCAGCAGCGCACAATAACCGGCGTCGATCCACGGCTGGACCATGTGGCCCGTCAAGTCGCAGAGGCTAACGACGACGCCCCGGCTGCCTCGCCCCCATTCAGTGTCCGCGAGGACCGGATCCGCGAACACGCCCTGCCCGGTAATAGCTTTCACTTCCCCGCCCCCTCAGTCTCCAGCAGCCGGCCCATGTAGGCCGCTTGCCCTTGCAGGGTGAGCCAGGCCGGCACCGGCCGGCACTTCATGCCCAAGTCCCCGGCCAGCTTCATTTCAAGCCGCGCGCCCCGGCTGCCGGACGCGCCCGGCAGGATCGCGACACCGCCGGCCCGTACTAGCTGCCCGATCGCGAGCCGCATCCAGTCCACCCACTCCGCCCCCTCCGGTGCCTTGTTCTCCGCAGGGTTGAGGACCTCGAAGCCCGCGGCCCGGAGCCGCACCGCGGCCGCGTCGAAAGCAGGGGAGTTGTACGCCGGAAGGCCCGACATAGGCCCGGCCAGGTACAGCACCGGCAGGCCCTCAGCCATGCGATTCCCCGCAGGTATGGCACTTGTCGCCCTCCAGGTCCGCGACCACGCCGCGCAGTGCTTGAGCCAGCATGGCCGGCGAGATGCCGCGCGCCGTAATGTCCGCCTCGATACCGACCTTCCCGTCCTTGACGCCCTCGACGGTAAACGTCAGGACCGCCACCACGTTCTCGCCAATCGCGAGCATGCCGGAGTCGAGCGCATCCCCGCGCCCAGCTTCCGCGCTCATGCCTTGACCGCCCGGCGAGTCGAGATGACCAGCAGCACGGCGATAAGCAGGACGGCGAGCCCGCGGCCGTCGAACCCTGCCGGCGGATCTACCAGGCAGGACACCGCGAGCAGGACGGCCGCGCCGGTCCAGCAGTAAAAAAACCACTTCATGTCTATTTGCTCCTTGTTTGAGTCTTGGATCTTTGGACGGTTCCGGCGCGCCGAAGCGCCCGGCTCAGGTTGCTTCCGGCACCGGTGCCGGAGTGGCAGCGAGCCGCGCCACGGCGGCCGCGACGTCGGCAGCGAGCGCGGCCGGCATCGGTGTCTCGAATGCCTCGACGGATACCAGGACGCCGTCCTCCGCCGTCCAGAACGCCGCGAGCTCGACGCGCACGCCGTCCCGGCTCAGTTCTTCCGAGGGCCCTGTTGCGAATCCCTCGTCTTTGTTGACACTCCATGTCATGCTCTTTTTGCTCCTTTGTGTAGGCCCCCAGCGGGCCCCCCTTGCGTCTACGTTTTATAGACTACCGCACTTATCGAGTAGAAAGCGCCACAAATACCCGCATTTTCTCCGCAGGTACTCAGATAGGGGCCCGCGACTACCTAGACGGCGACCGGAACCGCGACACCATGCACCGGTTCCGACCAGCCACACCCCGGATGCCCGCACCGAATGACCATCCGGTCCGGCACCACCCAGAGCGACTTACGCGAGCACTCCCGGCACGCCTCAGTGAGCGCGAACGGCCGCGGAGTCTCGCCGGCCGCCATGGCTGCCCGCCGCACCAGGTCCCAGGCCCCCCGGCTTATCTCGTCGCCGAGGTCCCGGTCGACGTCGAACACCTTGGGAAGCGCGAGCGCCATGAACAGCAGCCCCGGCCCAACGTTCCCCGCGCCGGCCAGCACGGACCGCGACGGCCCGACGACGCCGACCGAGGTAGCAAGCCTCACCAGCGGCAGGAAGTCCCGCACGAACAGCGCGACCTCCTCGCGGACGTCGAGGACGTCGAGCCGCAGGGGAACTCGGGGCCCCGCCGGCCCCCTCGTGCCCGGCTCGTCCGCTGCCCGCCCGTTAGGCCGGCCGCCCGGATTACTGCCGGCCGCGAGGTGCCCGCGCAAATCCGCGTACCGTTCCGCGAGCTCCTCCAGCCGGTCCGCGGTCCGCCCGACGTGAGCCGCGAGCCGGACCACCTCGCTATCCTCATGCTTCCGCTTGACGTCCACCGTCTCCCCCTTCCGGCAGCTTGACAGCCGCCGCCGTTGCCTCAACAATTTTTCGCGTATCCCGGACCGGCCCGGACTCGATCGCCCGGACCACGCCCACGACCCCGCACGCGTAGCCGTCCGCTTGCGCCTCAGTCGCCCCGTCACCGAGGGCCCGCAGCCAGGCCCGCCGGAACCGCAGCTCCCCGGCGACGTCGAGCGGCACCGGAGGGGCCGGCGGCACCGCGTCCGCCAGCCTCTTGTTCCGGATCTTCCGGACCGCCCGCAGCACGTCCGCCGGCACCGCGAAACGCTCCTTGATCGCGCCCTCGCGCACCATTTCCCGGCACCCGTCGACCGCGTCTTGATACCGGACGTTATAGAGCGCGTCCCGCCACACGGCCGCCTGACCCTCCATGGCCAGCAGCACCCCGGCCCGGTTCAGGTACGCAACGACGTTGACCGCCTCCTCTTGCGTCATGCCCCGCCCGCTCATGACAGACTCCCGAAGTCGAACACCGGCTCGAGCGTCTTTTCAAACCTTGAGACGATCAACGGCAGGTATTCCGGCTGCCGCTCGATGCCCACGGCGCGGAAGTTTTCGAGGAACGCCGCCTCCAAGGTAGTCCCGGACCCGGCGAACGGTTCCAGGACGACGCCGCCCGGAGGAGTCACCAGCCGGCACAGCCACCGCATAAGCTCCAGCGGCTTGACCGTAGGGTGACTCACCCCGCCCACGCGCGGCCGTTCCGACGTCGGAGCTTTTGGCTCATACCGGAACGTGGGGAACAGCCCGGCAGGCTTCTCGTTGCTCACCCGGTCAAGCTCGACCGCTTGCGACTCCTCCAGGACCACGTTCATAGGCCACCGGCCGCCGACCTCGCCGCCGACCTCACCGGTCCGGCAGCCGGCCAGGTTAAACGCCCCGGTCCCGAAATTCCCGACGTTGGCGGTAATCGAGCCGATCACCGGCTTCCGAGCTACCACGATAGGTTCATGCGCCGGCTTGAGCGCGGTGCCCCAGTCCCCGGCACTCGCGTAGTCCACGTCCTTCCGCAGCGACCCGAGGAAGTCCGCGTCCCCGTCCCCGGCCCCCCAGTCCTCCGGCCGTTCCGTCGAGCCGAGCCGCTCGACCAGCGGACGGATAGCCGAGTCCTCGAAGCCCAGCAGGCCCCGCAGCTCATCCCATTGTCGGAGCGAGGGAACCGAAGGCTGGCTCCCTTGTGTTGTCCAGTGCCCGGCCATGCCGTTGGTGCCGAAGTGCTCGTCGATCCGCCGGTTAGTCCACCCGGCCGCGTCCCTTGCTGCCTTGAGCCACCGCGTCACCTCGTAGACCTCCGGAGCCGCGCCGACCTCCCGGAACTCCCCGTCAACGTATGCCGCCATGGCCGCGGAGACGTCCCGGTTCTTTGGGAACCCGGATCCGTAGAGCCACATAATCGAGTCCCGAATATCGAACCCGGCGAACCGGACGCCGAGCGTCATAAGGTCCAGGGTCCGCGAGCCGGAGAACGCCAGGAGGTGCCCGCCCGGCTTGAGGACCCGGAAGCACTCGTCCCACACGGCGACCGGCGGAACGAACGCGTCCCAGGGCCGGCCCATGAAGCCGCGCCCTTCCGGGATGAACCCGCGGTCCCCGCCGAGCCACGCCGTCACCGTTTCGGCGACCAGCGCCCCGGTAGTGTTGCCCAGCCCGTAAGGCGGATCAGTGACCACCGAGTCGACCGAGTTGTCCGGCAGGTCCCGCAGGACCTCCAGGCAGTCGCCCGCGTAGAGCGTCACGGCCTCGTTTTCGTAATGAGGGGCCCGGTTCATGCCTGCCCCCCGTAAGCGAGGTGAGCCGGAACCACGCCAGCCGCGAGCATCCGGTTAGATTCCGCCGCGTCCGCTGCCCGCGCCGCTTCCATCTCACGCCGGAGAATCTCGCCCTGACGGTCTCGGGGCCCAGATGCCCCGGCCGGCAGCGCCTCATCTTCCCAGCGCCCGCCGTTGAGCCAGGTGGCAGGGTACGCCGTGAACTTAGCCTCCCGGTTAGGATCTTCCGCATATCGGCGAGCGCCGGCGATAATGTCCGCGGCCGCCGTTTTCTTGGTTGCTTTCTTCCATGCAGTGAGCGCCGACGTCTTAGCCGTTTTCCGCGGATACACCGCCCAGAAATCCTCGAAATCGGCCGCGTTGAGCACGGACGGTTCAGAAGGACGGTTCAAGGACGGTTCAAGGACGGTTCTGTCGGCACACACGTTCACCCCGTCCGGTACAGGTGTGCACCCCGTTCCGTCGCAGTGTGCACCCCGTAGGCACTTCTCGTGCACCCCGTTATTTGCGGCACGCACGAGATTCACCCCGTAAATATCGAGGTTGTAGACCGTAGGCCGGCGGTCCGCGCGCAAGTGCTCAACTGCCCGCTGATCGCCCTTGACGATCAGCCCGAGCTCCTCCAGGGTCCGGAGCTTGTTTTGCACCGACCGCGGAGAGCACCGCGCGTACTCCGCGAGCTTCCCAATCGAGGGACGCGCCGCGGTGCCGTCGTCGTTGGCATGATCCGCCAGCCCGATCAGCACAAGGTGGGAAATGGGATCCGGCACCGGTGCCGTCTTGAGTGCCCAAACCATAGCGGAGAGGCTCATACCCGCGCCCCCTCACGGAGAGGAGTGACCAGGACGGAGACGCCCGCCTGGTGAGGAAGTCCCGCGTACCTCTTGGAGCTCCGCAGGATCACCGCGCGCGAGTCCTCAGCCCATACGCCCGCCGTTGTCAGCGAGTCGAGAATGGCCCGTTCGAGCTTGTCCAGGTCCGGCTTGACCGCGCACCAGACCGGCGCGTTAGGTTTGACCGTCCCGTCCGCCTTGTAGTGACTTTTCGGCCGTTCCATTTCAAACGAAAGGTCCACCGCGCACGGAGTGTCGAGCACCTCGCGGCCCCTCACGGCCTTGCGCGCGTTGTAGTCCACCAGGTCCCGCCAGCCGGCCAGCTTCTCGTTGTCGTCGATCAGCACGGCCCGGCCCGTCGCCTTGTTCCGGCCGATTTTTTTGGACCCTTGCGGAACCGGCAGCCCGGAAACCCAGAAACCCACCTGTCCGCGGCTCAACGGGACACCCCGGCGTTACCGGCCGTCTCGTTGCTTTGGACGTCCGCAGCACGCCAAAGAATCGCTGCGCGGCCCATCCCGGACTTCCCGGCCCGCTCCTCGACGCGCACAACCTGCCCGTCGCGCCACAATTCATTGCAGCGCGTCCGAATCGAGGAGTCCGACGCCCTAGGCCAGCCGAGCCGGACCGCGTATTTCTTGTACGCAGCGATAAGCCCGTCATGTGTCAGGCCCTCCGCGCCGGCGTGGCCGGTGTTGGAAGTGAGGATAGCCAGGACCCGCGAGCGGACCGTGGTCCGGCCGAGAGCCGAGGACCCCGCGGCCGCGAGGTGAGAGGTTGCAGGGTCCGACTTCCGGACCGGTGCCGTTTTGTGCTCCATGGTGTTGCTCCTTTTCCTGTTGCTGACTTTTCTAACTTTCGACCTCGCCGGCGGAAATGTCCACCAGCGAGCCCGGCGCGTATGTCTGGACTTGCTCGTCGGCAACTCGGGCCAGTGCCAGCGCCGCCGACTGTGGAAGATCGCCCGTCAGCGCCCGGAACCCCGTTTTCCGGACCATGGCCTCATAGTCCGTAACCCAGGGGCCCTTCCCGTCGCCGGCACCGCGAGCGCGCCGCTCCAGGACCTTCTCAATCGGCAGATACCGCTCCTGCCGGCCGCTGCCGACCTCCGCCCATGCCAGGACGCCGACGACCTCGCGAGTCTCCAGGTAGTCCGCCGGTTCCCAGACCGTCACCTTCCCGCCGCCGCGCGAGTCGTACCCCTGCCGGAACGTGTCGCCGTCCCGGATCAGTTCAGCGCCGACAGCGCCGACCCGGCCGGAGCGCCCGGCCAGCTCCAGCAGGCCCTTGTACCCGATAATCGGGACCGCCTGCCACTCCTGCCCGCCCTTACCCTCGTTGAGCGCCTTGTTGTGCTCGCGCCGCGCCGAGAGGTAGAACAGGCCCATGGGCCCGCCGACCTCCAGCCCCAGACGCGCCGCGACCAGTACCGCGCCGAGGAGCGAGGGGCCCGAGCACGCCTGCAGCTCCGGATTGTTCCGCAGCTCCGCGACGGCCGCGCCCATGAACTTTTCGAGGGACAGGTGAGCCGGCAACGCCTTACCGAACTCCGCCTCCTCAGACCTCAGGAGGTCCAGAGCCGACGCCCGGCCCGTCTCCGCTTGCTTGTTCCCGATCACGGCCGCGAGCGTATCGCCCGCCACCGCCGTCGTTGTCTTACGTGCTGCCACGATTATTCTTCTCCCTTAGCTGCTTTACTGAGGAGCAGATTCCCGCGCCCCTCGACGGCCGGCGAGTATTCCGCCGCAAGGTCCGGATGATCCGCCTTGAATTTCTTCTCTTGGAAGCGCCGGCTGGTGCCCTTCTTCCAGGTAGCGAGGAGCTCGCCCTTCCCGTTGACGATTCCGGTCCGCTCGCGCATCGCCATTTTCAGCGTGAACGCCCCGCGCTCCTCGTCCTCCTCCGCTTGCTTCTTCCGGCGTTTTGCGTCCGCCAGATCCGCGACCGCCTTTTCCAGCTCCGGACCGGCCGTCACGGCGTCCGCGGCAGCGTCCGCCGGCCAGAGCAGACCGAGCCGGCCACGATCGCCGAAGGTAGGCTCCGGCCGCAGCCCGCCGAGGACGTGATCGCGCCACCACATTCCGCCGTAGTGGATAAGCTGCCCGATCACCTCGTCGGACCGCTCGACCTTGAACGGTTCCATGAATTGCCCGGTGTCCCGCAGGTAGCACGTCACCCACGCGAACGGCCAGCCCGTCACCGCGAGCTGCTGCTGGACCTGTACCTGGATAGCTGCCGGCGGCACGCCGTCAATCCACCGCGCCTTATAGTTCTGGCTCGTCGTCGTCTTGACTTCCAGGATGGAGAGGAGCCGGCCGCCGTTGCTGCCCCGTTCGAGGAGGAGCCGGTCAAGGGTTGCCAGCATCCACGGATGCTCCTCGTGTGCCAGGAGCCCCGGCGTCGGTGCCAGCTTGCCCAGCTCCGGCCACCGCTTGACCGTCCCCACGGCGACCGGATGCTCCAGCATGTTCCCGGCCGCGGCAGCGTCCGAGAGGTCCGAGTCGTCCGGCGGCACTTGAGACGTCTTTTCCTGCCAGATCTGGAGCGGAGTGCCCCAGTCGTTGAGCCCGAGAATCGTGGCCGTATCCGACGCGCCGAGCCCGGACCGGCGCGCCTTGAGCCACAGCCCACGGTTCCGGCGGTAATCGCCGGCAGCGAGGACCAGCCGGCCGCCGAGCCCCTCCGGCATCAGTTCGCTACGCCCCGACAAGTTCGGCCCCGTCCTTATGGACAAAGAGCTGGCCGACAGTGACGTCCAGCGCGGCAGCGATACGCTCCGCCTTTTTCAGCTCGACGCCGCCGGCACCGTTCGCGAGGTTGGCGAGAGTCTGGTGGGAGACGCCGCAGGCTGCCTTGAGCCGCCACACGCCGACTTCCCGGCCGTCCATTGTCTGCCGCATAGCCGTCGTAACGCCGGCCGGCCCCTCGACCCGCCGCGGCATTACAAACACCTTTTGTTCTTGCAAGTCGTCCACTCCTCTTGTTTGTGCGTCTACTAAAAGTAGACGATCGAACCCGGAACCACCAAACGGCGCGCCGGCCAGAGCAGATAGACCGGAGGGAAAGACCCTATAGACGCTAGGCGTCTACAAAAGATAGACTATGACCCAAGAGGGCCCCGCAGGACTCCCCCCGCACAGACCAGGAGCACCACATGGAGCAGATCACCCTAGCCGGACTTATCCGCCGGCACCAGGACAGCACCGGCGAATCCTACGCAGCCATAGCGACCCGCGCCGGACTCTCGAAAGCCAAAATTGGACAGCTCGCGCACACCGGCCAGCCCCACATGCCCCGGATTGAGACGCTCGAAAAGATCGCCGCCGGCCTCCGGCTGCCACTCCGCGACGTCCAAAAGGCCGCCATGGCGTCCGCCGGCATCCTGCCCGAGAGCTACGAAACGGACCAGCATATCGACCTCATTGTCGCGACCCTCCGCGAGCTCGAACCGGCCCAGCTTGAGACGGCCGAGCGCCTAATCGAAGCACTCCGCGACCGGAAACACTAGCCGTTTCCGCTTCCCAATACACGCCTAACCGTGTTAGACTTAGTGTGTCAGCAAGGCAGGAACCAAACAAGGAGCACACCATGGAAACCATCACCCGCCCCGAGCTCGTCCGGAGCCTCGCAGCTACCTTCTCGATCAGCCTCCCGGAAGCCGCCAGCCGCGTCACGTTCAACGCTGAGGAACTGGAAATGACCGGCACCACCTACACCGCCGCTCAGGCCGCCGAAATCGAACGCTGCATCGCCGCCGACCTCCGCGCCGGCAAGTAACCAACCCGCCCCGGCCGGCCCCGAAAGGGGCCGG